TAACTGAGTCGGAAGAGCGGCTAAGCCGTTCTCCAGGTCAGTTATCCATCTCCACGTTGCTTCAAGGCCGTTGAATCCCGCGATGGATTTCGATTTCCGTAACTCTCGCAATCTAATAGTGAGAGCGCTTGCCTTTCTAGATAAGGGGCTCGAGAAAGAGTAAAGGACCCAATCCTTAAAGAAACGTTCTAGGAGTACTGAGTACTCCCCGAACATCCCAATAAGGACTGGACCATAGACTTTCTTGGTTTCCCAAGAAACCCTTCGACCACCGTCTTTCCGCACAGCCTCCTTCTGTACTTTATAAGTACCAGAAAAGAGTGCCGTACTAAAAGTACGATTGATCTCTCCCTTTGCTCTCTCAAGGACCCTCTCTATGAGGTCAAGCACGTCCACCACGAGGGTCCAGACGATCTTTCGCTGAACTTCCCATGGCAGACCCAATAGCCGTCCTGGCCCAGGGGACGCAACCCAAGTCTCAAAAGACAAGGGCCAAATCCCCCCAGGACGACTAAGGTAACCTAAGAGACGGCTGAGACGATTGTTTAAACTGAACCCGACTGGTAATCGAGCTAAGTTCTTATAACCGAAACCACAGAAGCGCGCTACGGCCGCCATTCGGATCGGAGATCCAAATGGTAGCGTCTTACGCCAGAGCTCTTCGAGAGCTCCGATGTTCGACACCGCTACACTCATTTCAGCTAAGCTAAATGGTGTAACCGACCGTCCTTTAACCCAAGTTCGCTTAGCGAACTCAAGAGAACCTGTCGAAGAGACAAGAGACTTGGCTAGTCCAATGTCTACTCCAATGGTCTCCATTAGGTTTAGGTACTCCTGCGCGACGGCTTTGTCAGCAATGACAATATCGTCTCCGAGAACCGCGTAGTCGAAAAACCATCGACGACGCGCGTCCACTTTCATCGCAGCAAACTGCACTAAGGCATGATGAGTCATTGCGAGCATAGCCCACGATGACAGCGCGCCCATAGGCTGACCCACGGCATAGAAGACACTTGTGAACCCCAGATTGTAGCTTTTGGCTACTTTCGGGAGCCCATAAGGCCGTCCTACCAGAATGAAAGCCCATAGGTTCGCTAGATGATCGCCTAAGAGCGGTCTAAGGATCTCAACCTGTATCGCTACAGGGAGTCGATCAGTAGCCGCCGATAGATCATATGAGGCAACCCATTCTTTCCCGACGAATCTCTTTATCAGTCGCTCCACAGGAGCAACTTGATTAAAAGTTCCATCAGTTGGAACGGATCGCAACACATGAAATATCCACTCATGTAGTGGTTGCATAAGTGCCTGGGTGATTAAGTTCACCATAGCAAATACTCGGATCTTTCCTGGCTCTTCTTTAAAGCCTAGGCGTCCGAAGAACAGGGGTTTCCCCCATAAAGCCTTCACCCACGCAGCCCCAACAAGGTCCTCATCTCTGAGTCCCTGAAGGAACTGAATAGGATTCAGCCTTACTTTTATGTTCTCGTTTTCGCAATATCTCTTCGACAGGATAGCAAAGCTATTCCAAATCGATTTGATATCATGCAAGAAAGCCCCACTTTCTGTCAGCTCAAGCCAGTGCACCAATGCATTACGCATTGGAGGGTCTAACCACCAGGTTATCAAATCTAGTGGAAGTCCCACCATGGAACTAAATCCATGGCTATTAGGCGAGGCCTTCGTAATCGCGGGAATCTTTCTCACACCTAGGTCTCTGTACAGAGACACCTCAAGAGGTAACTTAGTCACCTCTCGAAGTCGCTCCAGGAACGTAGGTACGTATTCCTTCCATTCCACCATGAAGGATGATAAATCCTTCCCAGGTTGGTAGATCGTCTTCAATTTCAGTGCCCCCTTAAACGGGAGTACTCGGTACAGCCCGAATAGGGTTAGCCAAAATCGAATTATATCTACGTCCCCCGTTGCGATTAAGCGACGGTGTTGGATAGGGATCACTCTAGGTATCCCACGTCGGGTCCGAGATACGTTACACCCCAGGGCCCAAGGAGAGACGTCTACATGACCGCCGGCTACATGCTGTAACAGCACGTAACAGGTTTTCAGGTAGATGGCCGCTCCCCGATACCCTGAGGTCTTGTACAACTTGACCGCAATGATTGCGAATCGCCACACCGCACGAACATAGCCAGCTGTTAAGTGCCCAAAGACTAGAGGGATAGCTCTCAGAGCTTGTCCTACTAGTTTTGTCTCGGTTTTTACACCGAGAGACCAATCCATAGACTTCGTCACAAAGCGTTTGTAAAGTAAATTAATATTTTGCATCGCTTTAAGATGAGTTGCCGGATTTTCGGTTCCCCACTCCCTCCTGGGAGAGGTGGGCCGCAGGTCGCCTTAGCAGGCTTAGTGTGGTTAGTGCGTCGAATTCGCTTCGGCTTTCAGGCCCCGTTAACAACTAAGTTGTCAACTTTTTACAATCCTTTCGGATAAACCTGTCCACCTAACAAACTGACGAAATACCACGAATCAAAAGGTATTATCGTAGATTTCTTACGATTCTTGGCGCACTGCCGGGTATACCGGCGGGGCTACGAGGCAGCGCGGGCACGGGCTAACCAAGCCTGTGATCTGCAGCATGCAAACCACCCCTTCTCACCACATCAGTTAGAGGAAACTCTAAACAGACAATGGTCAAAAAGGCCAATAATATTCCAATGATCCGCTGGAGGGGTAGCACCTTTCCAGGCGCAGGGTACGACTATCGCGAACAATAATCGCAATGCACTCGGGAGGCTCCGCTTCCTAATGTGCGGTAGGCCTTTCGGC